CATGGACACACCAATGAGTGCATCCTTCTCAGTTGTTCGCTGCCAAACGTTACGCAGATAATGGAAGTCAGTATAGCCCGCTTGGAGTGTGCCGATAAAGGTGGCAGCCCTCACTCGTTCCTCTAGATCATTTTGTCCTGTGATGTTACTAACATTAACTTCCGTAAGGTTACAGAACTGGAATGGTCGTAGCCCAATCTCACAGCACGGGTTGGTACCCCAGTCTTTATCGTTAGACAAGTAGATGCCAGGTTCGCCAGCGTTGGATGCTTCCACTCGTTTCCATAAGTCTAGGAAGAATTCTTTTGTTACTTTGTGCCGTAAAAGTACAGCAGAGTTATTGGCTCGTCCACGCTGCGGGTTAGTCTCCCACCAGTTGCCAGCCTTGCAGGCAATCATCTCGTTGTCGTCGGCTGAGAATAACGAGATTAAAGCAGCACGGCGGATGCCACCAGCAAGAACAGCATCGGCGATGTAACAAACAATATCGTGGACCTCAATAGCAGACAACCTGTCGCCGTCGCTCCTTTCATTGAGGACACCCTCCACCTTCACGAGGCACTCCTTGAGGGGCTGGGGTCCTGGGGCTTTACCACCAGAGGTTACAAGGCGAGCACCTTTAGGGCGAATATCACTATAATCAAATCGTAGCTTAGAGCCACCAAAGAAGTAGCTGCGGATAAGATGCTTGACGGCATCAGCCCATCCTTCAATACTATCATTTACTAAATACCTCCGGGTTCGGTTAGGGTTAGGTTTATGAATCTCGGGCAGTTCATCAACGTGATGCTGCTGGACTGAGTAACCAACACCTGTACCGCCGAGCAGCAAAAACATAATCTCGCCGAACACACGCCAGTCATCTACGGGAGCATAGGCGCAGTTGAATACACGATTAGGTGAGATCTCAATTGGCTTGCCTGCGAACTGCATCGAACGCATTGAGGGTAACACCTTTTTGTCATACACAAACTGATAGTTATCCTTGATCTCTTGCTTGAGGTTAGGATACTTCTTCATGTGCATATCCATGTTCCGAGCGACTAGTTCTTCCCAAGTCTCACGGCGTTTCTTCTCAGGGAGATAACGGGCATACTTCATGTATACCGTGATATCCGACAAGATTTGTGTTGATAGATCAATATCGCTCATTGTGTTTCCTTCTCCTTTTCTAATTGTTCTTTTAATGCACGCAACTCGGTCTTCATCTTTTGTTCAGACTCTAGCTTCTTTTCCTTCTTAGCTTTGGCGTCAGGATCAGTACCAGAATAGTTTTTATATTTCTTGACTAACCACTGTTGTTGTTCTTCTTTTGTTTTCGCAACAACCGAGTCTATTGTCCCACCGTCCTCTACTGGCAGAACCTCCAGATAAACCTTACTAGTATCCATATTCATAGGATAGACCATACCGTCTGGACCGTTACGATTCTTGGCGACAAACATTCTGCCAGTGTTTTCAGTCTTGTCTTGGGCTGTTCTAGAGATGGTACAGATGAAGTCAGCAACAAAGCATTTATTAAAAGCTTCACTGATAGCCTCCATAGTAATAACCTCCGCATTTAAGCCACCTCTGTTTGTCTGCGATGCGGTCCAAACAGGCATGTCATACTTCTGTGCAATACCTCGCAACTCCTCGTAGATATCCCCAAGAGAGTGTCGAAGTTCTTGTTTATAACTAGTTGTTGCAGGGCGAAGAAGATCAGCATAATCGACAATAATCATGTCTGGTTCAACCCCTTTTTGGCGTAAGCGATCAAGGTGATTCTCCAAAGTCTTTGTAGTCGCAGACTTTGTTGGATATTCCTTTACAATCAACTGCCCTTCAATATTTGTAATTTTTTCTTTGATTTGGTCTTTATATTCAAAAGTCATACTCAAAGGGACTCCAGTGATCGCTGAATCATAACGTAGTCCAATGGTTGTCTCAGCAAGTTCCAAAGTATAATGGATCACCGTCTTACCCAATACGACTGCTCTTGATCCGATATGAACCAAAGCCATTGACTTGCCCGCTCCGGTTGGGGCTACAACTACGCCAAGCTCTCTCTTGCCAAGACCACCACGAGTGATGCTATCAATTTCATCCCACCCAGTAACAACTGGGGCTCTAGTCTGGGGCAAGTACCTAGTCTCGAAGTCTTGAATGAAGTCGTGTCCGTGATCATTATCTGTCCCCAACTTCATGGCTTCGTTGATTACTTTTTGGATCTCTTCAAAGCTTGATTTCTGTAACAGATCAACAGATGTTAAAATAGCTTGCTTAAGTTTTTGCTTCTTACAAAAGTCTAAAGACTTCTGCTTCACATATTCGGCGTCATCACCACTTACATCGCCACTTTTGATCCTAGAAAGGTAATCAAATACCTGTCTCTTGACTAGCTCGGGATAATCAAGTAGCTCCTCTTTAATCACCGGTACCATAATCGCAAAGGTAGGATGAGCTTCGTACTTCTCTTTATAATCAAATACAGCCTGAACAAATGCCTGTAAGTATTTCTTATCAAAGTGCTTGTACTCTAATACTTCTTGCATCTGGTCTGAGAAAACACGGTCGTGTAGAATAATTCGACCAAGCTTCTCTTGAAAAGATTTCCCAAACTGAGAAAATGATTCTTGTTCTTTTTTTGTCATTCTTACTCCGTGCTCTGCTTAGAAAGATACATCAACATTTCATTTAGGTTAAGCCCACCCAGTCCATCTTTCATGAGCATAGCACGGAGTTTTGTTTTATTCAGAGTGTTTCCAGTGTTTTCCATCGCCCAATGTAATTTATTAATTCCCTGAGTAGAAATGCTTGGAATATACAATTGCATCAACTCATAGTTCTCAGATATAACATTTTCGTTTTCGGCGATTGAGGTGTAGGCTTTGACACCTCCTGCATTTTCTTTACAATACTTTATAACGTCTGCCACATCAAACGACTTCTCCTCTTTTAGGAAAGGTAGTCTCTTTGCCACTGTTGGCAACCCAACTCCAGCGACGCCGGCAATGTTGTCTGATGTGTCGCCAACGATAGCCCTAGCTAAACCAAAGTTGTCTGGGTGGATACTAAAGTCGTCAATGATTCTCGCTTTGTTCATGATCTCTTTTGTAACTGGGCGAACAATTATAGTGTCATCGTCACACAACTGATAAAAGTCTTTATCGTTTGACAAAATAACTTTTTGCCAACCATCAAAGTACTTTGACCTAACAGCCCAGGCGATTAAATCATCTGCCTCCACACTGTCTATCACCAACTGAGTGACAGGTAGAAGTTCAAGGTAATCTAGAAGACGAACATGCTGTTGGATTTTGTTTTCTTTTTCTTCGATTGGCGTCAGATCAAATTGCCTATTTAATCTTGGTGGCTTTCTTCCCGCTTTATAATTCTTATTAATGCTTCGGCGCTTTAGTGATCCACTAGGTCCTTCCCAACATATGACGATTTTGTCTGGTCTAATCTCTCGGATGTTTTTTTGTAATATCTTTAAGAAACCGGATAGAGCACCGATGGGATTACCATTAGCATCTAAGGTTGGGTCCACGACATAAGATCTTACGAAATTATTCATGCCGTCAATTACTAATACTCTTTTCACCTGTCTTCTCCTGTAAACTCGATTGTTCCAGTCCCATACTCAGTCGTGAACACAGCTTTCTTAAGACCGTATTTGTTGATAAGACCTTGACACATTTTACAAGGACACGACATCCCCGCTTCGTCATTTCTGCCTTTGCGAGCCACATATATGGTCGCACCTTTTAAGTGATTCTTATTTTTTACCCTAGAGAAAGCATCCATTTCGGCATGGATAGTCCGAGTAAAAACCTCGCCATCTTTATCTACCCCAACAGCATCGGGGTGGGTCTTATCTCGATTCCTGCCTACTGAAAGAACACGTCCCGCTTTTACGATAACAGCAGCGTGGCGATGTATAATCCCCTGACTGTATTCTTCTCCGTCGATGCGCCGTAGAGCCAGTTTGAGAAACTTGTTGCGTATCTCGTTTTTCGGGTCGTATTCCATTGTTGGCTCATTCCTTACTTCTTCCCTATTCTACATTCATCCTCTAAGATGTCAAGAACCTTTTCTTTAAACTTAGCGTCCTCAAGAAGACTTAGGAAGTCTTTGCTTTGGAATTTCTTATCTTCGCCGTCAACGTTGATAGTATACCAAGCGCCACTACGAATGCAGTCAGGCGTGCCAGCGATAGCAGTAAGCCAGGAACCTTCATCATCAACGCCAACACGGTCGTTAGCAAGGTCAAATAATACATCGAACTGGCAACTCCTTGGTGATGGCCCGAAACGAGACTTCATGGTCTTGGCACTGGTGTGGAAACCAATGACCTGCTTCTTCTCGTTTAGAATCTGACCGTTAGCTTTCCCCTTATGTTGGGTGAGCCAGACACGGCTGGAAGCGTGGTAGGGCAAAGCCTTGCCACCTGGCTCAACTCGGTTGTCTCCGAACATCACACCAATATTAGTTTTTAACTGATTGGTAAAGACAAGAGCGATCTGCTCCTTGCCGAGAGTCTCAGTTACTTTCCGCATACCTTTGGCTAGTGCCTTGGCAGTCAAACCGATACGGCTGTTGGGATCATAGTCGCCTTCAATCTCAGCCTTAACTGGCGTACCAGCAACGCTGTCCCATACAATACAGACTAGGCGATCAGGTGCCTTTTCTCTAACAAGCCCAATCAACCTCTCGATACTCTCGAAGACTTCTTCAATCGTACCGGGCTGAATATACATAAAGTTATTCTCTGTATCAAGCCCTAACTGTGCCATGAAGTCTGGAGACGCTGCGTTCTCAGTATCAATGTAAATTGCCAGACCCCCCATCTTTTGTGTGTTCGCCAGGATCTGAGTGGCGACAAGACTCTTGCCGCTGGCAGATTCGCCAGCGATTGTGGTGAGCTTGCCAACAGGGATACCACCGTCTCGACGATTGGAAATAATATAATCCAAAAGAGTTGATCCGGTTGAGATCCAAGTCTTCACATCAGTAGGGTTTTCCCCATTCAAATCATAGGCAATAGTTTCCTTTGCCGCTTTATTTAGTTCTTTGCGCAGATCGTCTGCGAGAGTCTTAGTCATATTTATTTCTTTCCAAAAGGAGAGGCACCTGTAACCCCGTGCCTCCCTGCGGGCTGACGGGTCAACTACGCCAGAAGCTCGTCAAACGCTTGATCAATGTTGGTCACAGCGCCAGTTTCGGTAGTGGAGGTATCTTCCTTCTTTGTAGCTGGCGAAGCATAGTGTGTGCTGCCTTCCGAAGTATCCTCGTCACCGGCATTAAGAGTCTCCTGAAGTAGCTGATGTGCTTGATCATAAGTAGTCTCTGGGAACAACTCCTTAAAGCTAGGAACAGTCTCCAGGATCTTATTGATGGCATCGTCACCCTCTACTAGATTAGACGTCTTACGCATTGGACGGATCTCAGTGGTTGGGTACATTTGCCCAGCCTTCTTTCCGTAATCAACACGAAGGTCAGTGCCCGTGTGTACATCAGTGATATCGCCGTACTCGGGATCAATCACTAAGCGAAGCAGGGCTTCGTAGGTGGTCTTTGAGAAACCCCAAATACGAACACCCTTCTCTTCCTCTCCTCGCACCACCACTGGTGCAAAGACA